CCTGAAGTCGTGCACGAACGTGTTCCGCGCCGGGGGCGTGGCTTCGCGCTCGAGCATCCAGACGAAGATCACGACCAACGGCCTGCGCGCGATCTCGCGCTCGTTCCAGAACAACCTGGCCGACCCGATCACGTCGTTCCTGCCGCCGTCCCCGGACGTGGGCACCGCTTCGGTGGAGCCAGCGTTCGTGGCATTCATCGCCTCGGACCTGACGAACGACGTGCGGGCGCTGACGGGGTTCGTACACACGAGCGACTACGGCACCAGGAAGATCCTCCACGAGCAAGAACTCGGCACGTGGGAGGATTTCCGCTTCGTTTCGAGCCCGCACCTGGGCGCGTATCTGCTGGCCGGTGGCACGGGTGCCGCGGCGAACACGGTGCTCGCGAACGGCGTGGCGAACTCGGCCGGCACGGAAGCCGCGGACGTGTACCCCATCATCGTGCTGTCGGAGCGCGCCTACGGCGACGTGATGCTGCGCGGGATGGACTCGTTCAGCATGTACCACCGCCGGCCCGGCGGCGGCGACCAGGCCAACAGCAGCCCGGATGACCCGCTGAACCAGCGCGGCCACGTCGGGGCCAAGTTCTACATGACCGCGGTGCTGCTCAACCAGCTCCAGATGGCCGTGTACGAGGTGGCCTGCTCCTACGTGACTGCCTGATCGAGAGGCGGGGTGACGAGCCCCGCCACTCACCCAACATCGAAAGGACTTCATCATGACCATGAGCAAGCGCGACAACTACTCGTGCGGCGCTGCGAACCTCGGCATCGGCACCACGACGAGCAAGGTTCGCACGACCACGAACGTGGCGCAGTACGTGATCGACGGACGCGCCTACTTCAAGGCCGCGACCGACGACCTGTTCACCCTCAGCGGCACAGCGCTGGCGGCCAACGAGGTGTGCGCCTTCTTCCTGTATCTCGACTCCGCAGGCACGGCGAGCGTCGAGCAATCGGCGATCGCCAAGGCGAGCACGGCGGCGAGCGGTTACGTGGCCGGCGCCTTCCAGTGGCCCGAGCCGGCGAGCAAGGCGTGCATCGGGGCGGTACTCATCAAGAGCGGCGGCTCGGCGTTCACCCCTGGCACGACGGCGCTGACCTCGGTGGCGACGTACATCAACATGGCGTTCGACTACGGCAAGCCGATCGCCTACTGACAGGCTCCTCGATGGGAGAGCGGGTTCGCCTGCGATCCTCCTTTGCCCGGGGCTTCGGCCCCTGGGCCTTTTTCTTGAAAGGAAGCAACCATGGCAGTGCGCGGCAAGGAAATCAACGCGCTGGACTACGTGCCGCAGGGGAACCAGCCTGTGAGCTACAAGCAATTCCGGCGCGTGCTGTCTCAGCCGGCCGTGGCCGCAGTGAGCGAGCGCGAGTTCCAGAACGAGGCCGAGTATGCGGCGTTCATGGAAGAAGAGATCGTGCTGCTGATGCACCCCACGAGCGACCTGAACGCCGAGCCGTTCGTGCCGGTGGGCTGCAACGGCGAGCAGATTTGGCTTCCGCGCGGCGTGCCGATCAGCATCCCGCGCAAGTTCGTCGAGAGCCTGACCGGGCTTCAGGTGACCTACCGCACCGAGCGCGTGCAAGATCCGAACGCGGAGGAAGGCTACGTGCAGCGAACGCGCATGAGCATGCCATACCCGTTCCAGGTGGTGACGGACCGGAATTCGAAGGGCAAGGCCTGGCTCGAGCGCGTGCTGCGCGGCGGCTGACGTGAACTTTCTCCAGCTCGCCCAACGCCTGCACCGGGAAACCGGCCGCAGCGGGTCGGGCCCGGCTTCGATCACGGGCGCGAGCAACGAGCACTTGCGCCTGTTCGACGCGATCGCAGATGCGAACCGCGTGATCGAGCTCAAGGCCGAGCGCTACGACTGGAAGTGGATGCGCAAGCTGCTGCCTTCCACGGCATCGACCGACCTCGTGAGCCTGGCCTACACCGGCGCGACGCTCGGCGCGGCGGATTTCGGGCGCTGGCGCAGGCCTTCGGAGTCTGGCGGCGACGACCTTGAATACACGGTCAAGGCCTACCTGCCGAGCGCGCCGACGAACGTCTGGCAGTTGGACTTTCTGCCCTACGAGGCGTTCCGGTTCTCCTACTACGACACCGAGCAGGCGGCCGGCAACCCGCGGCACTGGTCGATCTCGGACGCGGAGGAACTGCTGATCGGCCCGAAGAGCAGCGAGGTGCACCGCGTCAAGGCGGCGTACCGGGCAGGAGTGGCGGCGCTGGAAGACGATGGCGACACGCCCACGCTGCCGGCCGACTTCCACATGATCATCGTGTGGCGCGCGCTCATCGACATGGGCACGTTCGACGCCGCGAGCGAAGTGCTGGCTCGTGCTCAGCGCAACTTCGCGGAGATGGAGCACCTGCTCATCATGGACCAGGGCCGCAGCATCGTGTTCGGAGACTCGCTTGCGTAGCCTGCCGACCATGCCGCGAGTGGACCCCGACGTGGTGCTCCTGCGCGGCGGGCTCGACGTGGTTTCCTCGCCCTACCTGGCCGCCAAGGGCACCGCGCGCCTGGCCTACAACTACGAGGCGGCCGTGGGCGGTGGATTCGAGCGGGTCGGCGGCATCGACTGGTTCGACGGCCGCGCCGCTCCCTACGATGCGGCGTACACGATCCTCGACCTCGTGGCCGACCCCACCAGCGGTAGCGTCGGCAACACGATCAACGGCCAGACCTCCGGCGCAACCGGGGTGGTGATCTACATCAGCGGCGCGCGCGTGGTGGTCACGAAGGTCACGGGCACGTTCCAGGACGGCGAGAACATCCGCGTCGTGACGACCGTGATCGGCGTGCTCGACGAGCAGGACGGCGCGGTTGACGGGTTCCTCGACAACCAACTATCGGCGCTCGCCGCCAACGAGTACCGCCTGAGTATCACCGCGGTGCCGGGTTCCGGCCCTGTGCGCGGCTTGGCGGTGCTGGAAGACGAGGTGTACGCCTGGCGCAACAACGTCGGCGCCACCGCCATGGTGATCCACAAGGCCACCACGAGCGGGTGGAGCGCCGTCACGCTGTACCACGAACTCAGCTTCACGCTGGGCACGAGCGAGTACAGCGAGGGCGAGACGATCACGCAAGGAGCGACCACTGCGACGGTGAAGCGCGTGGTGCTGATCTCCGGCACCTGGGGTGGAGGCACAGCGGCCGGGCGCCTCATCATCACAGCGCCCAGCGGCGGGGTGTTCGCGGCCGGCGTGTCTGGCGGGGGCGGCGCGGCGACGCTTTCCGGGGCATCGACGCAGATCACCCTGTCGCCCAGCGGCAACGTGCGCTGGGACTGGGGCCAGTTCTCCGGGCAGTTGACGCAGCGCATCTACGGGTGCGACGGCGTGAACCGCGAGTTCGAGTTCGCCGACGACATTCTCGTGCCGATCGAAACCGGCATGGGCTCGGTGCGCGCGAGCGCGGTGGCCGTGCACCGGCATCACCTCTTCTTCGCCTACCTCGGAAGCGTGCAGTTCAGCGGCATCAGCACGCCATACATCTGGTCCGTCATCACCGGGGCCGGCGAGTTCGCCACCGGCGACACCATCACCGACCTCGTGTCGGTGGCCGGCAGCGAGTCGAACGCTGCTCTGATGGTGATGTGCGCCAACAGCGCGCATGTGATGTACGGCAACAGCAGTGCCAACTTCTCGCTGAAGACGATCAGCCGCAAGAGCGGGTGCTCTGCCGGATCGGCACGCGACATCAACGGCGTGGTGGCGCTGGACCAGCCGGGCGTCGCGCGCTACTCACCGACGCAGAGCTTCGGCAACTTCCGCTGGGATCGGGTCAGCAACCAGATCGAGCCGCTGGTGCGGGGCCAGCAGTGCGAGTGCAGCGTGTGGGTGGCCAGCCGCAGCAAGTACCGGCTCTTCTTCACCGACGGCACAGCAGTTTCTGGCCTACTCGAGCCGAAGGGCGGGTTCTCGTGGGCGAGCATCGACTACGGCGTGCGCATCGTGAAGGCAGTGCACGCTGAAATCGACGGCACCCCGCGCACCTTCTACGGCGACGACCAGGGCTACGTCTACGAGGCGGACGTGGGGCGCTCGTTCGCCGGCAGCGAGATCCAGGCCGCGCTGCGTCTGAACGAACTCAACCAGGGCCGGGTCGCGTTCCTCAAGCGCTACCGGCGCGCCGAGATCGAGGCGAAGGCCACGAGTGCGTTCTCTCTCACGGCGGGCGGCGACTTCTTCGACGCTGACAACGAGATCGAGCAGGCGAACCAGGCGATCCTCGCGCAGTACGGCGCCGGCTTCAATTGGGACATCGAAAACTGGGACGAGGCCTACTGGGATGTGGGCGACGCCTCGCGCAAGCGCTTCGCGCTAGATGGGCAAGGCACCAGCGTGGCACCGATCATCACCAGCCTCGCGGCCGATGAGCTTCCGCACACCCTGCGCTCGATCACGATCCACCACAACACGCTGAGGCTCGCTCGATGACGACGCAGAACCGCTTCTACAACGAGAGCTTCACGGCGGCAGCCGGCTCCCTTGGCCGGGCGCGGGCAGTGGACGCACAGTTCACGCTGCTCCAGCAGGCCGCGTACCTGATCCAGCAGGAGATCGACGCGATCCAGGGTGCTGGCGGGAACATCACCGACCTCGGCCAGTTCCCGG